CGATTGCTTATTCCAACAGGGTTGGTTTTTATGAAAGCCGTTCTCCTTTGTATGACATTGCAGAACTTAACCTCAAGCATTACCAGATCCAGAGTGACTTGGACAATATCTTGCACATCAGTTCTGTCCCTTTGCTTGCAGTGTTTGGTTATCCAAATGCAGATGAGATAACAAGTGGCCCTAATGAAGCATTATCATTACCACCTGAGTCACGCATGGAATATATCAGCCCTTCTGGTGATAGCTATGACAGCCAGTTCACAAGATTGAAAGATATTGCAGAACAAATAAATACACTATCTCTAGCGGCAGTCTTAGGACAGAAGTTAGTAGGAGAAACAGCAGAGGCCAAGAGGATTGATAGATCACAAAATGACAGCACCATGATGGTGATTGCACAGCAGATGCAAGACTTGATTGATAACTGCCTTAGATTTCATAGTGAATATCTCAATGAGCCTAATGCTGGTAGCTCTTTTGTTAATAGAGACTTTGTTTCTGCGAGATTAGCACCACAGGAGATAACAAGTTTGCTTACATTGTTTACTGCTGGAACTATTAGTCAGGAGACTTTATTAAATCAGCTAAGTACTGGAGAGGTGCTTGGTGATGACTTTGATGTAGAAGAAGAGATAGAAAGTACACAGCAGGGAGGACTAACAGAAGTAGAGCCACCAGAAGAACCCGATGAAGAACCAGAGGAGGAGGAAGAGGGAGAAGAATGATAAATGAGTATTCCAGAGGTATTTTTTAGAGAAACTATAGATGTAGGAAGGTTTAGCAATGCCTTAGCAACAAAATATGTGCAAAATTATGCAGTAATTATTCTTACTGCAACTGATAAATTAAAAAAAATTGATCTAAGACAGCAAGCCGCAGGGGAAGGAGTTGTCATAGCACCACAAACAAGAAAGAGGCTGAGGGCAATTATTGCTCAATCAAAAGCGAGTATGAACAAATGGTCAAAAGAAACAACTAAGGGAATGATAAAAGAGATAGAAGATTTTGCTGAGGTACAGACTGGGTTTATAGAAAATGAATTAAAAAAAGCTGTCAAATCAGGAAATATTCCAGTTAACTCAGTTGCTGTAAATAAAAAATATGCAAGTTCTTTTATTAAAACAGATCCTACTGAGATCAATATTTTTACCAGCAAACAATTTACGGAAGATGATTTTAAAAACTTTGGATCTGGAAAGTTTGAACTTACTGCAAGACAAGGTGCAATGCAGACACTACCTAATGGAGAGACAGTAGAAAAAGCATTTAGGGGTATAGCAAAAAAACAACAAGATATACTTGCAACAAATATAAGGGCTGGGGTATTTAGCGGAGAGTCAACAACAGAGATAGCTAGAAGGATGGCTGGCAAATTAGACTTTGACAAGCTAGGTAATGCTAGACAAATTGCGGCTGCTGGAGGTCAATCAATAAAAGTTGCTGCAAATCAAATACAAACTATTGTCAGGACTTCTGTTAACCAAGTCCAGAACCAAGCATCACAGGCTGTCTATGCAGCAAACAGTAAGGTTGCTCCTAAGTATGAATATGTCGCAACTCTTGATTCAAGAACAAGCGGAATATGTAAAAGGTTAGATGGTAGGAAGTTTGCATATAACAAAGGCCCAACACCACCACAGCATTTTAACTGTAGATCCACTACTGTCCCTGTTGTTGATTACGAAGGACTAAAGAAAAGGGAAGGATTCCAAGACCTTAAAGCCCCACCCAAAGGCAAAGTTGTGACAAGACCTACAGGAGAGGGAACTGGTAGAGTACCACAGGACACTCAATATGGTGACTGGCTTTTGGGGCAAGATAAGAAACTTAAAGTCAAGACTTTAGGTAATGAGCAGAAGGTTAAATATTTTGAACGTTTGGCAAAGAAGGAAGGGTCAGGACAGAAAGCAATAAGAAAGATGGTCAGGGAAGATGGTAGCGAAAGAAGTCTTGCTGACTTGCAAAGGTTATATGGCAAACCAAACAATATAACTATTAGAACAAAAACACCCAAGCCTGTAGCAAAACCTGTTGCGTTTGAACGGAGACTAATAGATTCAAGCCCAGACCAATTAAGAAAATCTGGCAGAGCCTTAATGAACGAAGTAGGTGATTTTGATACAGTAAAACTTAAAAAATTAAATGATAACTTTAGATCGGCTGCGGCAAAAAGCGGTTCTAATTTGAAACCAGAATTAGCAGATAAACTAGCGGCAGACTTTGAAAAAGCTAAAAATAAATACTTAAATTATCGTGGTGAAATTATACAGAAATTTGAAAAATTAAAAAATAGAATGCTTGAAACCTCTTTAAGTCAATCGCAAATAGACCAATTCGTTAAAAATACAAAGATTACAACATGGAACGCTGCACAAAAAACACAGATCAGGGGTTACTTAGGTGAATATATAAGAATGTTTAATGGTAATGGTTTTATTGCTTCTTCTAATGGTGTCCCACCAATTACAAAGATAGGTAAAGCACAAAGGGCCTCAAACAGTTACTGGAAAGGTCAGATGTCAACAAGCGGTGGGAGAACTGTAAGTAAATCAACTACTTTCCATGAAATAACGCACTCAGTAGAGGTAATGAACCCTAAATTAAATAATTACATGAATGAGTGGAAATTTAAAAAAGGATTTACCGACAATGCAAAAATAAAAGAAGTTATTCACAATAAAAAAGCTTACGCAGGGTCTGGGGCATCTGACTTGGTAAAGAAAAAACCAGTATATAAATTAAAAGATATTACTCATATCAATTATGATGCTAGAGAAAAAGCGTTTGTTGATAAATATTTAGACCCTTACATGGGTAAAATATATGAGCCAGATAATTTTGTTAAAAGGTTTGGGATTGAAGGTGCACCAGAAGCTTCAGAGGTTTTAACTATGACAGTTCAACAATTTGCTGATGTAGAAAATATGCCAAGAATATTAGCTGACCACCCCGATCTGTTTGAACTTATTGTTGGTATGTCTAGGGCAAAGGGTCTGTAGAGAATCCAGTAGGATAGCTTGCTAAATCTTTGACAGCTTGAAGTCTTGATTTCTCTGGTATTTTTACGTTCAACAATCCGACTGAATCAACGGCTGCATTGATAACATCTGCAATATCACACCTGTCTTTATCAAACAAATGACCATGAACCCCAAAAAGTCCTTCTTTTACATCATTATTCCAAAACTCAACAGCATCTTTTGAACCTAAAGCCTTTGCTGTTTGTTTAGAATGTTGTATTTCAATATCCCCTAGTGGGGTGGTGATAGTTATAGTAAGCATAGTTGTAGTTTAGTTATGCCACTTAAAAAAGGCAAATCACAAAAGTCTATTTCTGGCAACATTCGTTTGCTTATGAAAGAAGGTAAGACATTAAAACAAGCACAGGCAATAGCTTTATCAACTGCTAAAAAACGTAAAAAGAAGTAAGATATATTCAGCTATTTATTTTCCTATGTACGGCACACCTAAGAAAAAAAAGAAAGTAAAGAAGGGAGGTAAAAAATAATGGGTTATACATTTAAAGTCCAGACTTATGATGAGTCAAAACCAAAGGCTGTAAAAGAAACAAAACCAGCAATCAAAAAGAAATCTAAGAAGTGACTAAAAAACTAAGGCGAGTTCCAAAGGACAAGAAAACAGGTGTTCCCAAAAAATACTTATCTGGTTCTAAAAACAAGTCTGCCAAAGCTGCTGAGATTAAAAGAACATCAGAGCTTTATAAAAAAGGTGCTTATATTGACATAAAGGCTGTATCTAAATCACGCACTAAACAAGATGGCTCCAAAAAGAAAACCACTAAGCGAAAAAGTAAAAAGTAGCTTAAAGAAAAAGGCAGAAGGTACAAAGTTTAAGTATGGAGAACTTGCTGCTGTCTATAGGAAAGGACAGGGTGCTTATTTGTCTAGTGGTTCAAGGAATGTTCCTATGGGTGCATGGGCTATGGGTAGAGTTAATAGTTACATGAGAGGAGATAAAGCAAGGACTGTTGATATGGCGATTTATAGAAGGTATAGAAAATGAAGCTTACTACCAGACAAAAGAACACACTTGCAAAGCACCAGAAAGCTCATGGTCACACAAAGGCTCATATGGAATACATGAAACGCAAGATGAGAGAAGGGGTTTCATTTACTGAGTCGCACCGAATGGCTATGAGGAGAACAGGAAAATGAGTGACCCTAGACTTAAAAGATTTGGATTATCTGGTTTTAATAAACCAAAGAGAACCCCATCACACTCAACAAAGTCTCATGTTGTTCTTGCAAAACAAGGTGATAAAGTCAAACTTATTAGGTTTGGTATGCAGGGAGCAAGTACTAAGCCACCAAGAAAGGGAGAGTCAGACGCAGATAAGGCAAAACGCAAGAGTTTTAAGGCTAGACACGCTAAAAATATTGCCAAAGGTAAAATGTCAGCAGCGTATTGGGCAAATGTTACAAAGTGGAGCTAGTATTATGAATAATTGTAAATTTTTTATTTATGGCTGACGAAGCAATCAAACCAAATTCACCTGTTGATCCAGCAGCGTTAATGGCAGAAGTTGAATCACTCAGGAAAAGTAAAGCTGAATTATTGGATGATTATAAAAAAGCAAAGGAGGCAGCAAGAGCCGTTCCACCAGATGTTGATGTTGATGCTTTAATTGCTTACAAACAAAAGAAAGAGCAAGAAGAGCTTGAGGCAAAAGGCAGATATGATGAAGCGATGGCAAAACAGGCTCAGCAATATCGTGACGCAGAGGAAGCTAAGAACAAAAGAATACAGGAACTAGAATCAAAACAAAGGCAGTTGGAAGTTGAAGCCCCAGCAGTAACAGCACTTGCTGATGTTGTACATGACCCTCAATATGTATTGTCTCGTATTAGCAAGGATCAGCTATCTAGAGAAGCAGACGGCACAGTTGTTGTAGTTGATGGATATAACAGGACTCCAGTTAAAGAGTGGGCGATGACTAAAATGCCATCATGGGTGCAAAAGAACCCAAGACCTCAGGGCGGTGGAGCTACAACTACAAAGGTTCAAACAGAATTTGTTGCTGCTGGTGAAAAGAATCCATTCGCACCAGAAAACTTTAATTTAACCGAGCAAAGTAGGTTATATAGAACAGATATTAATAAATATAATATGCTCAAAAACGCAGTTAACGGTTAGTATAGAAGCAACGTGGTTGTGCCATGTCAGAGGTTGTGCCTCGAAGTGAACATATTTATTAGA